GTTGTAACATCGTTAGTTGTTGTTACTGTTGTTGTTGATTCAGTTACATTGAATGTTGTCATCGGGTAACATTTCCGCTCACTGTACAAGAGCCTTGCAAAATACGGGTTATTTGGCTGCCTGAATTTAACTCTAAATCGTAACTAAAAGAACCAGCAGATAAAGCACTTGATTGAGCTGAAGTAATGTTTAGCGCAATAGTTCCCGCAGTTCCCCCCAAAGTGATACCTGAACCGCTAGTTAGACTCAATAGGAAGGCTGTCGCATCAGCAGAAGTTCTAATCTGCATGGCAGCAGTATAACCAGTAAAGTTTAGGGCAGTCCCAGATTGAAGGACAGTAAAAGTTTTATCAAAATCTGCGCCCTGATAAATAGTTAGGTTGTATAGCCCTGGCGTAATCATTTCAATCCTTTACTAATCAAATACACGCTTACTGAAGTTAATACGGCAGTTATTAGAGCAGGTATCCAGGCACTCCGGTTTATTTGCTTCTCTAGTTCTCTAATCCTGTTTTCGTGATCGCGTGAAGCATCAAGTATTTGAATTGAGTTTGCTTTTAAAATCTCGATGTCGCGGACAATCTGCAACAACAATGTTTGGTTAGTAGGTTTAGGTTGCTCACTCAATTGGGGTCATCTCCTGACCACACAAACCACAAACAAGCATCCCTTCAGCAGGTGGAGTATGCTCATCGCCCTTGATAGGGCAACCTTTAGTTTTACAGCTAAACATCTTTATCCTTATCCCGCAGCAGTTCCAGTAGCCATCATAATTGCCACCCCATACAAAGTCTGGGTAGCAGCCTGAGAAACACCACCCTGATTGACCAAGGCAATAGTTGCAGTGCCAGTAGTAACCGAGTTCACAACAGGAGTGAACATCGCACCAGTAGAACTCAAACCACAAATAATTGGGGTTGTCCCGAATCGGGATGCAGGCAAAACGACAGATACAAGCGCTGAAGAACCAGCAGCAACAGCAGTCGCAGGGCCAGTAGCAGTGAAAACAGCCATCGCACTAGGTAGCGGTTGCCATTGAGTGCCGTCATAATGCTCAATTCTGTCTTTATCAGTCAAATAAGAAACTTGACCTGCAACAGCAGTAGCAATAGCAGTAGCTCTAACAGCGGTTGAACCAAAAGTTCCAACAACCTGCTGACTAACATAAGTGTTCAAATCGGCGGCAGTAAGAACATCACCGATAGCCCAAGTTTTCAATGGCATTTTTTTATTCTCCTAAGTGTCTAGTTTATCGGGATGTTAGACAACCTTTTGAGTATCTAAAATCCCCATATAGGTAGAATTCAAAATCATACCTGCACCAAAGGGAGCTAACCCTAAAGAAACCTTATGCGTTTCAGGGTTGAAATCTTGTTTAATGCTAATGATTGTGTATCTCTTATCAATGTTTGAACCTGAGTTTGAAGGCCTGAAAATAACTCTTGCAGGGTCATAAAGGTCAATTGCTTGAACTCTAGCCTGAGCAGTTCCCGCCATATCTTCTAACTGCAAATCTAAGCTAGTCAAAACATAATCAGGGCTTCCAAACTGCCCGAAAATCTCACTAGCCATCGCACTAGATCTAGCAGGGCTAATACCTAGATTATCTGTTTGCCCAAAAGTTCTAATCCCATAGAGTGCCTGGCTTGCAGTGCTTTGAGTTGTAACAGTTCCCCCTGAAGCACGAACAACATTCACCTGATTATAGAACTGGTCAGAAGCGTATTGAACTTGCAAATCATAGATAGTCAAACCAGTGCCTAAGAAAGTTGCTTGCCCATAATTATCAGCAAAGTTCACGATGGCAGTCGCAGCAGCAGTTCCAGATTTAACAGTTATCGCAAACACGCTATCTGAAAAACGCTCTTCCCCAACCCAACCACAATAGGGGCGTTGCTGTTCATTCAAATAAGTTGATGTTGATTCTTGATAACGCTCACCATCAAAATAAATACTTGAAGCCGAAGAAGTTGGGGTTATAATTAAATCTTTTATTTGGAAAGTTCCATTTATATCTTGAATCAAAAACTCAAAATAGTTGCAGAAAGAAGTAGTCGTAAGATTCTCAATAACGATGCGCTTCCAATTGCTGTTAGTAAAAGTATTCGCATAAACAACAGTTGCTCTATCAAGGAAACCACCTGTTGCAGGGTTCTTGTAACGCAACTTTATTTGAGCAGAGATATCAACAGCGTTAGTCCAAAAGGCAACACTATAAGCAGTGTTAGCCTTGTATTTAGTTTTATCCATTTCCTGATATTGCAAACCCTGCTCACTACCAAACAAAACGGACTCTAAAACATACTCGCCAGGGAACTGACTGTTAGTCGTTACAACAGGAGTTCCTTCAGTTGAATAAATCCAGTTAGATAAATCAGTTGCAGTGCCATTATAAAAACCTGCCGTTATATGATAGTTATAGCTCAACGATGCGGATGGATTCCAAGTCGTATTGGTATAACTGCGGTCAGCCCATTTAGCGTTGCCATCTTTAGTCCCCCAAAAGTTTGCCGGCTCAGTTCTAGCAACATTCTGCAAATAACTTAGAACAGTTGTCCCCTGATCTAAAGTGTCCCCAACTAAAGGAGTTTTACCTGCACTGCCAGCCATAGAAACAGTGATTGCGGTTGAACCCCAGATTGCGGTTGCCGATGCAATTCTAGGAGTAGGCAGTTGGCCAGCAGTATTAGCAGCAGTAATAAGAGTCGGGTTAAAGTTAGCTTTAGCAAGGACACCTAAACCATCAGTAGCCATCAGGCTTGCACGAGCATCCAAACCCTTCTCGTCATTCGTGAAATCCCAGTTTTGAACCCAACCAGTGAAGATAACGACACCGCCAGAAGAAATCTGCACTTTAGCGTTAGGTTGAACAAGCGTATAACCGCCCATAGGGTTAAAAAGAATAGAGCTTGTATTGAACGGGTCAAAAGTTCTATCGTTATTGATAAAACTTACTGTTGCCTGCCCAACCTGAGTATCATCCAAAATACGCGGGCTACCACGATCTATTGTTACATTAGTTGCATAAGAAGTAACATCAATGTAACCGCTAGAACTAAAACTGAGATAAACCAAGTATGTAGGGACAGGCATTATCTACCCTTACTGCTAGTTACAAAAGGTAGCCCGCCATTAGCTTTCTGGTATTTAACAACAGCATCAACAACCGCTTTAGGATCGGCAGATTGAACTTGAATCGTAATGTTGTTGTTTGTTGTTTGAGCAGCAAAAGACTTACCATTAGCAAAAATACCTGAACCAAAGGCAGGCATATCTTTTTTATAACCTGTTTTAGGGTTAATACCTGTCAAATCTCTTGGCCCTGTCTGCATCGTATCGCCAGAAGTCATCAGCACCAAACCAACACCTGCAAGCGCACCCGCACCAAGAAGGGGCAGTTTATTAAACCCCTTATTCTTTTTACCGCCAGCAAGAATCCCGCCATCACCAGCAGCACCAGCCCCAGTCATCAAGGCAATAGCTTTAGCAAGGTTAGCGATACTCTTACCCGCACTGGCAAGCATCATAATTCCCTTTAGGGCTAGAAGCGCAGGGAGAGCCTGAATCAGGGCTGTCGCAATATTCTTGAAACCTTCAACAGCATCACCATCACCAAAAAAGGCAAAGAACTCTTTAACATAACCAAAAGCATCCTTGACCGCGTTCTTGATATCAACAAACATCTGACCAGGTTTAGTTTTAGGGTTACTCAAATCAGTTAGGAACTGACCAACCTGTTCAACAAGTCCACCAGGTTTAGTAATTTCGGTAACAAACTGTTCAATCAAAGGCAAAATTACTGCCCCAAGTTTCTCCTTCAGGATGTCCATACTGTTGTTGAACTTGCTGAATGGATCTGCCTGAGCAATCGCCTGCCCACCAACAATTTTTTCTAAATCACCAAACAAGTCCTTGCTTGTCTTCAACGCAGGGAATAGTTTTTCAAGTTGTTTTCTATTACCTAGAAAGGCTTGAGAAATTGCAGTTGAAACTTTTGCTAAAGGCTGACCAGTAGTTGCCGAAGCATCAAGAGATAAGGCTAGTAATTCTTGAGCTTTATCAACATCTTTAGTAGCTCGCACAATTTTTCCCATAGCAGGGCGCAAGTCATCATCAAAAATACCTGTTTGCAGAGATAAGTTTTCAATAAACTTGTCTGACTGCTTTATTTGAGTTTTCGTTGCATTAGCGTTACGAACAAGTTGCGTGTTTAACAGCTCAGTTGACTTCTTATCAGCCGAAGCAGCCTTAGCAGACTCCATCAACAAATCAGTTATTTGGCTGATACCAACACCGATACCAATAGCCCCGATAGTTTTCTTTAACCCGCCAAAAGAGCCTTTAGCCTTCTTAATGCCCGAATCATCAAACTTAGATAATAGTTTTACGATAACTGACATTAGTTAAGTTTCCTGTTCACCTTGGCTGCATACTTCTCAAGTATCAATTTTATCTCAGCCTGTACACGCGGAAGAGACTTCTCAACGCTAGGATAAACAAAGTTATTGTCATTATTCTTCTTCAAGTGTCTAATCATTGACCTTCCCTGAGTCGTTACTCGGTGAGATCTACTTCTGCCCTTCCAAGTATAAGAATCAGTTACAGTCCTTCTAGGGACACCCGAACCTTTACCGGCAACATCAGCAAGAGCAGTCGCAGGCGAATTGACACGCAAACTAGCAAGAGCAGTAACCGCAAACTTCTTAGACGCTTTCGTTCTAAAACTAAACTTTACTTCATCAGGTTTCTTACCAACTCCCCAACCTAAACGGCCACGAGTATTGGAAACAGGGCGAACCTTAGATTCAAAAGGGTCCACTTTAGGGATAGCTTTCTTAATAGCAGTAATGGCAGGCTCAGCAACACCGCGCATCTCTTTAACCATTGCGTTCTTCATACCAGGCTCAAGCTGATTCAACGCTTTCACTATTTCTTTAGCGTTATAAACGATGTCATCAGCCATTGTTGCCCCTTTGATACTGAACCGCAAACAACATTGTGTTTAGCATGCGATCACTCTCTTCCATTAGAACACTAGGGGCGATACCTGTTGCAACAGCAAGATTGGCAATCATCCAATGGAAAGAGTCAACACCTAAAGGCTTTAGGCTTTTGGGTCAGAAACCCCAACAGTCGAAACAAGGTCAACCCAACTATCAAACTCTTCGCCAGTTTTCTTTAGTCGCTTAACAGCCAACCATGCAAGGTAAAGCAGGTGAGTTGCCTTTTCGAGCTTGTCAATGCCTAAATCAAAATAGGCTTCCCATTTAACGACATCGCCAGCAGAAGTATTAACTTCTAGAGAAGTGCCGTCAACAAAAGTGATTGTAAGAGTTATTTCATTCATACAATCACTCTAGCCGAAAAGTTAGGCAGTTGCGCGGGAGACAGTTCCAGTTGTAGGCCAAGTAACTGAGAAAGTAGATAAATCGCCAATCTGACCTGAAACAGGAGTTAAATCTGTCACCAAACACACCGCCGTGTAGGCCGGATTAGAGCTTGAAGTTGCAGTGCTTGTTGGCTTGATAACGACAGTCGCGTTACTTCCAAGAAGTGGGAAGAGAGTTGCATCAACAGTAGAAGCAGCATAATCCTGATTAAAGTTCAAGGTCAAAGAACCTTCTTTTAGACCTGCAACACGAGTAACAAAAGTGCTGCCAAAAGCGGTAGTTGTAATTTCGTTAGCAGAAAGCTTTAGCTCAACCTGAGTCAGGTATGAAGCCAAAGCAGTTGAACCATTGATGCTAACGCTGAAGTCTGTTGCGACAAAGATTGCCATTATTTATCCTTAACTTGCGAATACTTGAACCGAAAACTCGGCACTGTAATAGTCTAATGCATTTACACTAACAGCCCCAATAGCGCTTGTTTCAGCGACAAACACATCGAAAGCATAACCGCCAAGAGTGCGATCTGATTCAATCGCATACTTGATAGAACCACTACCAGGAGCAAGATAGACATCCATAGCCTGCTGAGCTGAGCGTTCAGAAACACGCCCCAAAACGACAGTAACCTTGAAAGTGTATTCGGCCATAGAGCGATTGTTTTGTTTGTTGTATTGGACTCGCTCAATACCAATCATGGCCATAGGCGGGTTGACCACATCAGGCAAAGTTTCAACAACTCTCAGCCCTGCAATAGTTGCTAGGTTATTTGCTAACCCTGTTCTAAGGTCGCTTATCGCCATTATGCGCCTGTTCTAAGCAGCCTAAACGGATTGATTAGTTGCGCAACATCGCCATCAATGCTGTAACCAACACGCATAATTCCCATGTCAGAAACACCGGCAACACCCAGCGGAGATTCTAGGCGCTTAAACAATCTTGAAGCCTGAATAATGCAAGCAAACTTTATCGGCTCAGGAACAGTTGACCAGCCGAAAGTTCCTGTAACCCTAACTAAAGCAATATCTGCCCAAACAGGGAATAAATAGTTGTCCGTTGCGGTTATCGCGTTGTAGGGCGAGTACGATCCATTCGCTCTCTGATTAGGGGGAAGAAGCTGATAATCGCCAACATCCCAAGTTGTATCAAAAATAAGCGGATCAGTTGAAGAAGTCTTTAACTCAGTGATAGTTTGAGCATCATCAATCCAACACATAAAACCATCATTTGCCTGATAGTAGCGCACTTCACCGGCAGCAGTTGAATAAAAGTATCTGTTGCAGTATTGGTCAATCATGCGAGAAGCCGAGTTAATGCTTTGCTCAATCAAAGTGTCATCAACAGAATCAGTAATGCGAAGCGCTGCCTTCACATCCGCTAAAGTGCAATACCCATTTGTTACAGCCAAAATAAACTCCTAAAGTCAATCTCTAGTTTAGCGTAACCTTAGATAAGCCTTTGAGTCCAAGTCTTCGGAGTCAAATCAGAGTCAATCTCAATAGGCAGATGATACTCAAAATCTTTTACCCTAGGTCTAATCCAGTCAACCAAATCACGCAACCCCTGATCTAACGTGACAGTCGTTTTATACCCTAAAAGTTTTCGTGCCTTATCTGAGCTGCATAAAGCGACAGGAACTTCCTGCGGCCTCCCAGGCATAAAAATAGGTTGCAACTCAAAATCAATAATGTCTGCAAGGCGTTCAGCCAAATTCAAAATAGTTATCGGGGACTCATCTGGCCCGATGTTTATGACTTGTCCGACAGCTTCATCAGATTCACAAGCAGTCATAATAGGTGCAATCACATTTTCAATAAA